TGGCATGTATTATGGATTAGAAGTTAAAAAACCTGCTACAAAAACACCTAAAGGCTACCTAAGTAAACAACAAAAAAGCATGATAAAAAAAATAGAAGCATCAGGTGGTAGTGTTAAAGTTGTTTATAGCGTGGCTGATGTTATATTGTGGCTTAATGAAGAAGTGAAGTATGAAACAAACAGCAATAACTAAGTCAGCACGTGGCAAAGCCTGTACCCTGAAGCTTGATGGATGTCTAGGCAATGAGACAGTAGTCTTCTGTCACAAAAACGGTGCAGGAACAGGCACTAAAATGACAGATGATTTAGGGAGAGATATAGGTTTTTATGGGTGTGCTAACTGTCACCAAATCTATGACTCCTTAGTGCATCCTTATTACAAACCACATTTTATTAAAGAGATGGCAGAGTTTGCTATAACAAGAACTAAGCGACAGTTAGTTAAAGAAGGCTTGGTTGGTGAAGAATATGGTTATACATGAATACATTTGCAGAAGATTTAGCAGTAGGTCAAAACACAGAGCAAAAAGTTTTAGAACTTTTAAAGACACAATATCCTAGTGCATTTGTTATAAATGTTTATTGTAAAGAGTTTGATATATTTGTTCCTGAGACTGCTAAAGGGTATGAAGTTAAGCAAGATTTTAAGAGTGAGTACACAGGCAATTTTGTAGTAGAAATTTCTATGTATGGTAAACCTTCAGGGTTGATGACAAGTAAAGCACATGCATGGATTTTTGTTACACCAAGTCAGTATGTGTTTGTAGAACGTGAAAGAATAAGAGATTGCATTATTGAAAACAATTTACAGTTTGTTAATTTTGTTGGTAATGGTGATACAGTTGCTAAAGATGCTTACTTAATTAAAAAAGAAATGTTGTTTAAATATGCATACAAAATTTTAGATTATGAGTGAGGCATTAAGGAGATTATTTATTGTGAGTGAATCGTTAAGTAGAATACTCAAGAGAGACAAACCTAAAGCAGATATTGTAGAGAACATGACTCGTAGTTTTTTTAAGGGTAGTGATACAGATGAAGCAGTCATAACTATAAAGCCTAACACAATGACACGAAGTCAGGCTCAAAACCGATTGTATTGGATGATAATAGAACAGATACGTAAAGAGACTTACAATACTAAAGATGCTATTCATGACCATTGCCGAGAAGAATTTTTAGAGATACAAACAGAGACAGTTTGCAATAAAGAACGAACTGTCTTAAAATCCACTACAGAACTAAATACTAAAGAGATGGGTGAGTATATAGACGATGTAATTGTCTTTGCTGAAACTGACTTGGGTATTAAACTACAACTACCTGATGATTGGAGAGAGTTAATTAGCTAGGACATTTATAATTTTCCCGTACTACTTTTGGTGCTTCAAATTTTAGTGAGTGTTGATGAGAGTGTCCTAACTAATTAGGAGAAAAATATGGCTAGACCAACTAAATGGAATAAAGAGATAGAAGAGAAGGCTCTTGCTTACATAGATGACTATCAAATGTATGGTGATATGATTCCAAGTATTGAGGGAATGGCAGAGCATTTAGGTCTTCACAGAGACACTTTATATGATTGGGCAAAGCAAAAAGATAAGGGATTTTCCGACATATTAGGCAGATGTATGCAAGTTCAAGCCAAAACCCTTGTAAACAATGGTCTCAACAACACATTTAATTCAGCAATAACTAAGCTTGTTTTAGGTAAGCATGGATACCACGATAAGATGGAGCAAGACATAACATCTAGTGATGAATCTATGAAGCCAACAGTCATACAATTAGTTAGTAAGCATGAGCAAAGTAGCTGAAGTCCAATTACCTGATAAATTAATACCAGTCTTTGAAGGCACAGCAAGAATACGTGGTGCTTATGGAGGTCGTGGGTCAGGCAAGACAAGAAGCTTTGCATTAATGACAGCAGTCTTTGGTTATCGTTGGGGCATGTCAGGTGTAAGAGGAACAATACTGTGTGGTCGTGAGTTTATGAACTCGTTAGGTGAGTCATCAATGGCTGAGATTAAATCTGCGATTTTAAGCGTTGATTGGTTAGCAGACTATTACGAGATAGGTGAGAAGTTTATCAGGTCAAAGGATGGCAATATAACGTACACATTTGCAGGTTTGAGACGTTCATTAGATAGTATCAAGTCACAGTCTCGCATCCTCATAGCTTGGGTAGATGAGGCTGAGTCTGTTAGTGGTAGAGCATGGGATTTGTTGATGCCTACAGTACGTGAAGAAGATAAGAGTATTGGCTTTAACTCTGAGGTATGGATAACATGGAATCCTGAGTCAAAGTATAGTGCAACACATGAAAGGTTTAGAGATAGCTTTCCTTCAGACTCTAAGATAGTTAGTATGCAATGGCAAGATAATCCATGGTTTCCAACAGTTCTCGATGAACAAAGGCTTGAAGATAAAGAGAAACGTCCTGAGTCATACGAACACATTTGGGAAGGTGGCTTCTTAATATTCTCAGAGGGTGCATATTATTCTGCTGAATTACGCAGAGCCAAAGATGAAGATAGAATTACAAAGGTTAGATATGACAGAGCCAAAGGTGTAGTTACAAGTTGGGATTTAGGTATAGGTGACAGCACATCAATAGTCTTTGCCCAGTTCATAGGAGCTGAGATACACATTATTGATTACTATGAAGGCTCAGGTGTAGGACTAGAGCATTACGTCAAGGTGTTGCAAGACAAAGGCTATGTATACGACCAACACGTTCTACCACATGATGTTAGAGTTAGGGAATTAGGCACAGGTAAGAGTAGAATGGAGATGCTTGAGGACTTAGGCATTAACAACATTGAGATAGCACCATCATTATTAATTGACGATGGCATACAACAAGTCAGAACAATGCTAGACAAATGCTATTTCGATGAGGTATCATGTGAGAAACTTATCGATTCCTTACAGGCATACAGCAGAGAGTGGGATGATAATGGTAAGACTTGGAGGATGAGACCAAGACACGATTGGAGTTCACATGGTGCAGATGCTACAAGGTATCTTGCAATAGGCTACAAGCCTTTCAATGAGAACTGGGATAAACCATTAAGGAGAAACTTGCAAGGAGTAGTATGAGTGGTTTGTTGTCTGATTTATGGGAAGACAGTAAGGAATTTTTTGGTGGATTACTTGACGTAGACCCTGAGTTACAAGCAAGAAGAGATGCTGAAGCTAAAGCGTTGTATGATGCTAGAGCCGAAAGTCCATTCTTTCAAGCACTTGGTTGGGGTGAAGGCAATGATGATAGAGAAGGTAATGCATTACAAAACTTTTTGCCAAGCATCGGTGGCATGTATCGTGATTCAGCACAAGCAATAACAAATCCTGCTGTAACTGCTGAAGGTATAACTAATTTAGTAGCAGGTGGTGTACTTAATTTAACACCAGTAGGTGATATGTTAGGTGAAGACGTTGGTGAAGCACAACGTAAAATGGCTAGTGAGTTTGGTAATTACCTTAAAACATCCTATGGCACTTGGGATGGATTCAAAGAAGAGTTCCGTAAAAACCCTGCTGAAGTATTGTCAATGATTGCAGGTGCAGGTTTTGCTGTTAAAGGTGTAGCAGATGTAGCTACTAATCCTGCTGTTCAACAAAGATTTATGGCTGAAATGGATGGCATGGTTGATGCGGCTAACGCAGGACTTATGACACCATTGACTGTATGGCATGGGTCACCTTACAACTTCAAACGATTTAGCACAGACAAAATGGGTAGTGGTGAAGGCGCACAAGCTTATGGGTGGGGAGTTTATCATGCTGAAAACAGAGATGTTGCTAAAGAATATGAATACAAAAAAGGATTAAACGACAAGTCATACAGAGCATACCAAGACGAAATGAGTAAGCGTTACAATGAAGCTATAAAACAGGAAGATTACATTAAAGCTGAAATGTATGAAAATGCAAGTTTACATGGTAGTCCTGAGTTTAGCTTACAAAATATGTTAGATGGTTACAAAGACAGACCTGAGATACATGACAAAATAAAAGCTGACCATGCTGAGTGGCAAAAGACATTTGAAAAACAAGATTTTGGTAGATATAAAGTTGACTTGCCTGACCAAGCAATTGGCACAATGCTTAATGATGACATACCTGTTTATGACCAACCTAAAGTAGTACAAGACTTTTTAAGAAAAGAGCATGGTGCTTACATGGATTTAGTAGATGAATGGAAGCCATTGCAACAAAGAAAAGATGAAATTAATGCACAATTAAATGTTGATTTTGCTGACAATGAAGTAGTAGGTTTATTAGGTGGAAAGCCAATTAACACAGATAAGTTAATGGCAGAACGTGATAGCATTACTAATGAATTACGCAGACTGCAATTAGAGATAGATGGCTTAGGTCGTGGCACAGCACCTACACCAACAGATGGCTCAAGCATTTATGGTTATTTAGTAGAAAGAGAGATAGCTGAAAATGGAATACCTAAAGAAGCATTAACGTCAGAAAGACCACAAAGTGCAGTAGAAAAAATAGTTTCGTTACGATTACATGCAAATGGTGTAATGGGTAGACAATACTTTGATGGTGATTCACGTGGGTTGTCAGACACAGAAAGAAAAACAAGAAACTATGTAACCTTCAATGCAGACACGTCAAAAATATTAGAAAACAAAGGTGTGGTTGTCGATAATACAAAACGAGACGTATCATCTATTCCAATTGGTGATGTAGATATACGATACTCAGGTGGTAAAGATAAAAACTCTGCACGTGTAGGTGATTTAGCAAACATAAGTGGTGGACTGTTAGACCAATATGGTCGTACAGTTGTTGGTGAAAACCTGATTACTGCACCTACTAAATCAATACAAGATTACGAAGGTAGACCATTTGTTGCTAGTCAATCAGATACTACAAAAGCAGGTGGTATTCTTACACATGTTGATGGTCAGCCATTAAATAAGCCTGTTGATTTGTTAGGTGGACAAGATTATATGTTTTTACCTGAAAGTTATAAGCGAGGATTGTTATGGGCATCAGCAGAAGAACCTATTGATAAGTTAATTAGTCAAGCTAAACTTGCTAGAGATACATTTGGTGAAGACCCTATATACTTACCATTTGCGATGAAACCAACTGGCATGGACTTTAGTAAACAAGTTACAGATACAATGTTACAGTCTGCTCTTGCTAAATTAGACAGCAAACAATTAGATGAATTAGATAAATTAATACGCACTACCTCAACAGATAAAGAAACAGGTGCAAAAGTAAACTTAAACTGGAAAGGCATACGTTCAGAAAACCCATTAGATGGCACGACAGGTGGAGAAAGAAAAGAAATCAACAGAATTATTGATGTTAACTTTAGAGCAAAAGGTAAGAACGATGGCACAATAACTTTGCCACAAGCTAGGTTAGCAAATGCAGATGAGTTTCAATTAAACAAAGAACCTTTAACAATACAAAACGTTGGTGAAGTAAGCATGAGTGATATGAAATCAAATGTTTCAGGTCATCCTACTTACCCATATGCTTTGCGTGGACAAGGTCAAGCAAGAATTAAAGAAGATTTAAGCATATTAGATTTGTTTGACAATACTAAAGCAAAAAATAAAGATGGTGTAGAGTTGCCAATGACACGTCAAAACTTTGACGATAAAGATTATCGAAGAACTACAATGCAATATCCACCAATTGGTTTGTTAACACATGAGAGATTAATGAAGCTTGAAAAACAAGGGTTATTATAAAAAACAATGATATACTATTGCTAAATTAAACAGGAGATAACATGGCATACGGATACGCAAAACCATCAGGTGATTACAGAAGCCAAGGTATTTTATCTTTGTTAGGAAATATGGCTTCACCAAAAGATGGTGCAATGTCAGACAGAGAAAAGACACTCTTCATGGATACAGACACAGGTACTGACCATCACACATTAAAAAATCCTACACGTAATGCAGGTGCTTTATCAGGTGGTGAATTTGCTCGTATGGATGAACTAGAAGCAAATAATAGGGCATTAATGGCAGGTGTTGGTATTGACCCAAACATGACTGGTGGCTTATCCAATCAAGAATTACTTACCAAGTTTTCGCAAATACTATCTACAGTTAGTACGGAAGAGCAAGTGCCAGTTGTACGTAACTTTTCTCGCTTAGATGATGATGGTAAAATGAGAATGATGTCAGAAGTTGTAGCAAATCCTGCTTTAATAAGAGGCTACCAAATGCAAGATGAAATACCTTATTCTAAAAACTTAGGGTTCTAATATGGCTTTATCTAATTACACAGGATTAAAAGCATCTATAGCTGACTTCCTAAACAGAGATGACCTTACAGCAGTAATACCTGATTTTATTACATTGGCTGAGGCACAAATTAACAGAGACATTAGACACTTCAAGATGGAAGCAAGGTCTAGTGGTCAACAATCAAGTGGTGATGAGTATATGCAAACTCCTGCTGATTGGATTGAAACAATACGATTACATCTTACAGGCACAGGCACTACGGTTGTTAACCTTGTCTCAAGAGATGCTATGGCGGACAAGAGAGCCGCTAACGAGAATGCTACAGGCACACCTCGTATGTACACACACGCAGATGGACAATTTCAATTGTACCCAACTCCGAGTAATGACACAGATTTTGAGTTGCTTTACTATCAGAAAGTACCATCCCTTAGTAGTAACTCAGATAACTGGCTTTTGCTAGAAGCACCTGATGTATATCTCTACGGAGCGTTATTACACTCAGCACCTTACTTAGCAGAAGACCAAAGGGTAGCAGTTTGGGCGCAGATGTATTCTGCCGCAGTTGCTAGATTAAATGAATATTCTGACCAAGCTCGTTATAGTGGGTCAGGATTAACACTTAAAGTGAGAGGATTAGTATGAGTTTTACAAACTATTTAGAAACAGAAATTCTAGACCACGTATTTGCAGGTGCGGCTTACACAGCTCCATCAACTAAATACTTAGCGTTATTTACAGGCGCTCCGGGTGAAACTGGTGGTGGTACGGAAGTGAGTGGTGGTGGGTATGCACGTCAAACAGTTGCATTTACAACATCAGGTAACACTACGTCTAATAATGCGGCAGTAGAATATCCTACAGCGACAGCTAACTATGGAACAGTAACACATGTTGCAGTTTTTGATGCTTCTACATCAGGAAACATGATGGCTTATGCGGCTCTATCGTCAAATAAGACTATTGAAACTGGTGACGTGTTTCGTGTGCCATCAGGTGACTTAGATATTACACTTAACTAATTAAGTAAATGGCTTTTGAGTATGGTGAATCGTATTACGGTTTACGTACATTTGGCTCAAGCGTAGGTGAAGTTCAGGATGCATCAGCTACAGTAACTGCTACGTCAGGTGCTAATGGTGTTAACTGGATAGTTAACTTAGGTAGTGGTGTAATAACACTTACTGCTACATCAAGCTCGACTTGTAGTGGTGAAGTAGTCATCATTGAAGAAACCGATTCTAGAAACTATGGTGACTGGAATTATGGTGTTGGTGTCTTTAATGGTGGAGCAGATGATTTACAAACAGTAGTCACAGCAACGTCAAGTGCAACAGCAGATAGTAAGCGTGTAAGAATAGCAACTGCTAGTACAACTGCTAACTCAGGTTTAACAGTTGGTGTTAGACGTGTACCTGAAGGCTCTGCTATTATTAATGGAGCTTCACAGACTACAGTTACAACTACTGGTAATGGTGCAAGAGTAAGAATTGCTACTGCAACATCAACAACTACATCTAGCATAACTGAAAGTGTGATGCGTGTTCGCACAAGTCCACAGACAGCTAACGCTGTAGCTACAGCTAGTGCTGTTGGTGTGTTTGCTATTAGTGCATCAGCGACTATTAGTAGTGCATCAACAACTGCGGCTATATGTAATCGTGTTAGATTTGGCTCAGGTGTACCAACAGCAGTAGCTAGTATTACCGTACTCGGATTTGCTACAAGAGGTGGAATTGCATCAACGGGAAGCACTCATACAAACGAGGTAACTGTTGCTAGTGTGAGTGGCTCTAACAAATACTTTATTAATGGTGTTCAGCAAGAAACAATACAACTTGTTGAAGGTAACACCTATGTATTCAATTACCCATCAGCACATCCATTAAGATTTTCAGACACAGCAGATGGTACACATGCAAGTGGAACAGAATACACAACAGGTGTAACTCACAACTCGTCAACGCAATCAACTATTGTTGTAACAGGTGGTACACCTAATTTTGTTGTAGCAGATGGCACACCTAATTTGTATTATTATTGTCAATATCATTCAGGAATGGGTGGTTCAGCACCAACACCAAATAATGCTAACACTTCAAGTGCAGTTGGTGACTCCGAGCAAATATTTCAAGGACATGCAGTTACACAACCTACATCAAGTATTACAGCAACATGCAATAGAGTACAACGTGTCGGTGGTATAGTATCATCAACATCAGGTGTAGCTACAATAGGTAGAGAGAAGTGGGAAACAATTATTAATAACACAGTCACATGGACAGAGATAGCGGCATAAGATTATGGCATTAATACCTTTAGACATACCACCGGGTCAATATAGAAATGGCACAGATTTTCAATCGTCTAATAGATGGAGAGATGCAAGTTTAGTTAGATGGCACGATGGTTCTATGCGACCAGTTGGTGGATGGACAACTAGAAAAGCTAGTGCATTCGCATCAGCACCTAGAGCAATGCTTTCATGGCTTGATAACTCAAGTGACTCATATTTATCAGGTGGCACTTATAACAAATTATATTATGTAAACCCTTCACACACAGTTTATGACATAACACCATCAGGATTAACATCAGGTAATTTGAATGCATCGCTTAATCTTGGTTATGGTGGTGGATTTTATGGGCATAGTAATTGGGGTAATGCACCAACAAGCTCAGGTATATATCAAGAAGCTACAACATGGTCACTAGACACATGGGGTGAATACCTTATGGCTTGTTCATCTAAGGATGGCAAGATATACGAATGGCAACTTAACACAGGAGTTGTGGCACAAGTAGTAGCCAATGCTCCAGTTAATAACAAAGGTTTAGTAGTTACAGAAGAAAGATTTGTATTTGCACTTGGTGCAGGTGGTAATCCTCGTAAAGTACAATGGTGTGACCAAGAAAATAATACATCATGGACACCTAGTGCTACAAACCAAGCAGGTGACTTTGAATTACAGACTGTTGGTCAAATCATGTTAGGTTTACGTATGAGAGGTAGAACCCTTATCCTAACTGACAATGATGCACACGTTGCTAGTTATTCAGGCGCACCATTTGTCTATGGGTTTGAAAGAGTAGGTACAGCTTGTGGTGTTGCATCAAGACGTGGTGCTGTAGCTATTGATGAAGGAGCTTTTTGGATGGGTCGTAAAGGTTTTTTCCAGTTTGATGGCTCAGTAGCTAGTGAAATGCCATGTGAAGTGTCTGATTATGTTTTTGATGACATGAACGATGCACAAATAAGCAAAGTTTACGCTGTACATAACTCACAACATGGTGAAATATGGTGGTTTTATCCATCTAGTAGCTCAAACGAAAACGATAGATATGTTGCACTTGACTATAAAGAAGGACATTGGTCTACTGGTGAATTAGATAGAACAGCAGGAGTTGACCAAGGTGTATTTAGCAATCCTATATGGGCAGATGCTAGTGGCAATCTTTACAATCAAGAGACAGGTTACACACATACAGGGTCAACAAAACCATATGCTGAGTCAGGCTCTATAAGTCTTGGTAATGGTGACAGCATTATGAAAGTAACACAGCTTATACCTGATGAAAAAACACAAGGACAAGTAGAAGTTACATTTAAGACACGTTTTTATCCTAATGATAGTGAGACATCACATGGAGCATTTACTCTTGGTAATCCAACAGATGTTCGCTTTCAGGGTAGACAAGTACGTATAAAAGTACAAGGCACAGGTAATGAAAACTGGAGGTCAGGAATAATGCGTATAGAAGCTAATGCAGGAGGTAGACGATGAGTGTACAGACACCTCCACCACCATTAGGCAAAGATTGGAAGCCATGGGGTGAACGATTAAATACTTTTATAACGACTACTAGAAACAAATTACAATTTTATAATTCAGATAGTAAAGCTACACAAGATGGGATTATTATGTGGGATGAGGCTCAGGACTGTCCTGTAGTTTCTAAAAATGGAGCATGGATTAGGATAAAATTAGACCCATGAATATACAAGAACAGTTAATGAATGGTAAAGACTGGATAGAGTCAGCACTTAAAAAAGGTGGTGAAACGCATGACTTTAAAGACATTGTAGATGGTGTGTTAAGTGGACACATGCAACTATGGATGGGTGCAAACGGATGTGCAGTTACTGAGATAATAGTGTATCCTAATAAAAAAGTGCTACACGTATTCTTAGCAGGTGGTGATAAAGGTTACGGAATTAAACAGATTACAGACATGCATGATGATGCAATGGCATGGGGTAAACAACAAGGCTGTGATGGCATGACAGTAGCAGGACGAAAAGGTTGGAAAAAAGTCTTGCAGTCAAGAGGTTGGTCAGAACAGTTCACAACATTATTGAAGGAGTTTTGACATGAGTGGTGGTGGTGGAAAAGGTGGAAGCAAGACAACAGAGACAACGATTCCTGCTTGGATTCGTGACCCTGCAATTAGAAATTTACAACGAGCTGAAGATGTACAAAGAATTGAGTACATGCCTTACTATGGGCCGGACGTTGCGGCATTTACACCAACACAAAATGCGGCATTTGATGCCAACATAGGAGCGGCACAGGCATTTGGTTTGCTTGACCCTAACAGCAATTTAACAGCTACAAGTGGAATGCCAACACCTACAGATTTCGATGGGTTTAGTGGCTACAGCTCACAGCCAATATACGAATCAGCACTTGCTGAACTTAAAGCCAATCAGCCTGATGCAGTAGCACAGTACGATGCTTTGTTTGGTGCTAACGTACCAACAACACGCTCAACTGGACAAGGTGGTTTTAGAGGTAGTGCAAATGTAAGTTCACCAACTAGAAGACCACAAGATACTTTTACTCCTGACTACAACTCTCCTCACTTTCAAACTGATTTGCATAAAGACCAAATTAGTCCATTTAGCACAGTTAGTGAGTCAGATAATGCTTACAGAAATCTACAACCAAAATTTGACTATAGTTATACAAAAGCACCTGCAATGGATGACACAGCAGACATTGAAGCAGGTATGGGAGGAGGTCTAAGTAGTAGATTTGATAGTAAAGGATACACACCTATGGGAAAGTAGCAGGGGAAACAGCCCCCTTGACCGAAGCTGAATGGAATAAAGGTAAAGCAACGTGGCTAGATATATTAACACCAAAATTTAATGAGCAAACACACGTGGTTAGCAATATAACACCTATTAAACAAAAAGATATGGGTGAACCAAAATTCGGTACAAAAATCGGTAACAATGTTATGACTGATACAAGAAAAATAGGAAATCCAAATGCAAGAGATTTCTATACTTACGGAAAACGATAGGAGATAAGAAATGGCAGGGCAACCAACACCACAAGGACAAGTTAAGCCACCAAATATTAATCAATTAGCCGCACAAGGTGTACAAGGTGCAGGAATGGGTACTGTTGCAGGAATGGGTTACAAGCCTTTATCTGTAAGTGGAAGTAATGTAACAGCTAATCAACTGGGTACTACTAACTTAAATCCTTACATGAACCCTTATGACGATGCAGTTGTAAAAGCTAATGAAGCTGATATTTTACGTGGTGCAAATATTGGTATGGGTCAATTGCAGAGTCAAGCACAAGCCGCTAACGCATATGGTGGCTCTAGACATGGTGTTGCAATGGGTGATATAGGCAGAGAAACACTCAGTCAATTAGCTAAATCATCAGCAGGTCTTAGACAAGCAGGTTTCCAAAATGCACAGCAAATGGCACAAGCTGACATAGGTACAAATCTACAAGCACAACTAGCTAATCAACAAAACAGATTACAAGCAGGTATGGCAAATCAACAAGCTGACTTGTCAGGTGCAGGACAAAGATTAGGAGCGGCAGGGCAACTTGGCGATATAGCTAATCTCGGTTTTGGTATGGGTCAGACAGTTAATAACAATATGATGGCACAGGGTGCAATGCAACAAGCACTTCAGCAACAATTATTTGATGCAGCGGCTAATAAATACCAAGGATATGTTGGACATCCTGCACAGGGTCTTGCATACCTTAATGCGGCATTAGGAGTAACACCAACAACACCACAGACTCAAACTACAACTAAACAACCGGGTCTGTTTGATTATCTAACACTAGGAGCTAGTGGTTATACTGGGAGTTAAAAGATGGCAATAGGTTTAGGACAAATGGTCGGAATGGGTTTACTAAGCCAGTTTATGGGTGGTGGTAAAGGACTTCTAGGTGGGGAAGAAGAAAAGAAAATCCAATCTATGGGTGAGTATAACCAACCACCTACACAAGCCACAAACAATACTAACCAAGGTTTCGGTGGATTTGGTGGCATTGTAAGTGGTGTTAGCAATCAAATGTTTAAAGGCATGAGTCCTGAACAAGTAGCACGTCTTGGCATAGGTTTTAACTCTATGAGACTCGACCCTGACCCAAACATAGCGGCTTCATTTCAATCAACTATAGATACGCAGACAGCGAAAACTAATAAAAATGCTACTGTAGATGCACTTGTCAAAATGGGTAAACCTAATTTAGCTAATTTAGTAAGCACAGGTGCAATGGACGTTAACACAGCAATGACATTAGCATTTAAAGAAACTAAGGGTGATGTTAATGGTACACAAGCATGGATGGAAACGTTTAGAGGTAAAGGAACACCTGAACAAGATGGTTTAATTGATTCATATAGAGCATTAATTGAAAGTGCTAAAGGTGACCCTGTTGCTATACGTAAATACGTAGAAATGTTTAGTAATGACTTTGGTGTTGGTGCGAAAGACCTAAAAGACACTACAAGTGCTATACAAGTACAACAAAAAGATGGCACAGTCATGGGTGTTGAGATGAAAGAAGGTCAAAAATACACAATTGTGACAGACGAATTTGGTGGTCAAACAATAAACATTATCGATGGTGCATTTGGTGAGTCAGCATCACAGCAATACCAAAGAGAATTAGATGAACAAGAAAATGCAGACGATAGAGCAAAAGCTATTCGATATGCAGATGATTCTTTCATAGAAGCAACAGCCGCTATTGATTCAGTTCAAAAGTATCAAAATGTGGCTAGAACATTAAAAAATCCTGATGGTACATACAACGAAAAAGCTATATCAGGATGGATAACAAATATGCTTCCAAACTTTACAGCAGAACAAGCTGTTATAAAAAGTACAGCTAATTTAATGGGTATTGATGTAATTAACATGGCAACATTTGGTGCGTTATCTGAAAAAGAAATGCAAATGGCTATGCAAACTAATTTAGATACAAATTTGTCTCCTGAACAACTGTACAAACAAATTACTATGATGATTGAATCACGTCAGAAACTTGCACAAGAAATGTACAATCGTTCACAACGCATATCTGAATTAGGTTCTTGGACAGCATACAAAAAAGAATTTGCTATGGAAAGACAAGGGCATATTAAGTCAAGATACAAAGTTTTGAATGACGATGTCAAAACACATATAAGAGCAACACAATATGAAGTATATCGTAGTAGATTACCTCAAGATGTACAAGCTATGGATTTTGCTACATGGGATAAGCATATCGATACAATGTCAGCGTATGATGCTTGGTCATACATAAACTATAACGACAGAGCCGCATTTATAGCAGATATGCCGGGTATGACATACGATACTTACTTTAATATATTAGGTAAAACAGAATTGGCTCAAAAATGGTGGGAAGCAAACGAAGGAGTTAACTAATGGCAACAGGCTTTGAAATATTATCGCAAATTGATGCAGAAGAAGATATAAATGTTGATGAGTCAGTTTTAAATAGTATAAATCCAAATGACCAAACATTAGACATATTAAACAGGTCTTTGCCATCCAATGATGGGTCTAGCACAGTACAAAGTATTGGCGAAGCTGACTCACAAAAACTACGTAGCACTTTAGGTGGATTGACATTTCAATTTGCAGATGAAATAGAAGCATTTGCAGTATCTTTGTTAAATGATGGTGTTTCCTACGAAAAAGCAAAAGCTGAAATTAACAAAAAAGTAGCAGATTATGCACAACAAAACCCTAAAGAAGCACTTGGTTTTGAATTAGCAGGAGCATTAGTTCCTACAGTATTTAGCATATTTGGTGGGCCGGGTGCATGGGGTGCATCAGTATCTAATTTGTTTAGATTAGGTAGGTCAGTTTTCAAATCAGGTAGTAACACAAGTAAATTAAGTCCTTTACAAGTAATGAATAGGTCAGGTACTAGTGCAGGTGTGTATTCTGTGGGTGAAGCAGAAGATAAAAGTTTTGGTGATTTTGCAACTGGCTATATTGTAGGCGCACCAATAGCAGGTGCATTTGTATTAGGTGGTAACGTTGTAGCAGGTATATCAACATATGTTTCTACATTAGGTAAACGTATGTTTGGTGAGACAGCAAGTCTAGCTGTACGTAAAGAATTAAACAAGTTAATGGAACAAACAGGTAAGACAGAAGACGAAGTAGTAGTAGATTTAATGAATGGTCGTTTAATGTCAGAAAACCAAACTTTAGTTAATTTGATTAAAGAAACAATTAAAGGTAAAGGTGCGGCACAGGATGTTCTTGAAGCAGTAGCTAAACAAAGACCTAAAACCACAAAAATGGGTGTTATAGACGATTTACAAAAAATGGCATCAGGTACAAACTCAGATGCTAATTTGACTAAGATATGGACACAAAACCAGTCTGTAATTAGAAAGAAAGAAAAAGAACTTTATGACACAGTTTTTGGTAAAAAAGGTGGCAACCCTAATTTAGTCAAAGGTATGGGCGATGGCATTGTTAACGATTTGCTACAAGCAGGACAGATGAAAGGAACAGGTGTTTACGAAGCTATTGAACAAATATACAGCTCATCAGGTAGTTTAGTACCATTATTTACTAAAAACAAAAATGGTGTTGTACGTATGTTAAGACAGCCATCATTAGAAGATGCTGAAGTAATACGTAGAGCATTAGGCGAAGTTGCTTATGACTTAAATAAATCAGGAAAAGGGTCAGCAGGTAGCAACATTAAAGCATTAGAAGAAGCCATAAGAGCTAAATTAGATAAATTAAGTCCGGGTTTAACTGCTGTAAGAGAACAAGCTAGAGTAGTTCGCAAAGGTCGTGAAGCTTACGAATATGGATTAGGTTTATTAAATCAAAAGAGAGGCAACTCTCCTGAAGATGTACAACTGTTCATTGAGGCTTTTGGTGATACACCGGGTGTTATGAACGCATTACGTATTGGAATTACACAGGCACTAAAAAACAAAAAAGGTTATCAATCAATTAAAGAAATGGCAGATGACTCTACGTTGCTAAATAATATTATTACACAAGTAGTACCTGAAGAAACATTAGCTCCATTAATGCAAAAATTAGGTGTAGCATCTAATGCCGCTAAAGTTAGTCCAACATTACAAGGGCAATTTGGTTCACAGACTGCTGATAAAATACAAATGTCTAGAATAGCAGGTGCATCAGGTGGTCGTGAAGGTGGAATAATGGTAGCAGTAGCAGATGGTGCAATTCAATATATGAAAAGAAAAATGGGCATATCAGATGAAGTTGCTAAAGAATATGTTGATATTATTACGACAAATCCTGAAAACTATAAAGCATTAGAAAAAGCTCTAATTGATGATAGCTCAATGGGTTTGTTTATGAGAACATTAGATGATATGATTATGGCATTATCACAAGCAGGTGGAGATTTACGAGCTAAAACAGCAGGTAGTGAAGTTAATCAACAATTTGACCCAGCAGGTGCATCAGGCATAGAAGGTTTACTAGGTTTAGCATCACAAAACGCATTTCCACTTATAACAGGGTTCAAGGAGTAATAGATGGCAGAACTAAAAGCAATGACAGATGATGACGTACAAGGTATAGCTAAAGATGCTTTAGATTCTGCAATATCATTTGTTGAAAGTGAAATAGCTGAAGACAGAATTAAGTCTCAGCGTTACTTTGAAGGTGAAGTAGACATTGGACAAGAAGATGGACGTTCTAAGATAGTGGCTACTAAAGTAAGAGACACAATACGTGCTATAAAACCCAGTTTAATGCGTGTTTTTTTGTCATCAGAAAACCCAGTAGAGTTTGTACCAACTAGCCAAAAAGATGTTGTAGGTGCTGAACAAGCAACTAAATATGCACATTGGAAATTTCAACAGCTAAACGGATACAGGTTGTTAAATGATGCAATACATGATGCTTTAGTTAAAAAAACAGGTGTATTAAAAATATGGTGGGAAAGTAACACAGAAGCAACGTTACACACCTACACAAATGTAACAGATGAAGAAATGATGGCTATTGTTAATGAGCCTGACGTAACTGTTATTGAGCATGGCACAGAACTTGAAATGGAAATGGGTGACGATGCTATAGAAGTAGAAACACCTAAACATACGCTAACTATAAGCCACAAAAAAGAAAATGGTGAGTTAAAAATAGAGTCAGTACCACCTGAAGAATTTATTGTAGACAGAAACGCAAAGAGTGTTGATGATTCATATATTGTAGCTCACAGAACTGAGTTAAGAGTAAGTGACCTAGTTTCTATGGGTTATGACTTTGAAGAAGTATCTAATTTATCAGGTTTAAGTTCTGATGATACATATTCAGACTCAGAAGAATTTGAGCGTAGAGGATACGAGCAAGATGAACAAGACCATCACGCTGACGTTTCAATGAAAAAAGTTGCTGTTACAGAAGCTTACATGAAGATTGATAAAGAAGGTACAGGTGTTGCTGTTATGTACAGATTGTTACTTGCAGGTGGTGATGACAAACTACTTGAGTGTGAGCCATATGGTGAAGTGCCTTTTGCAGTATTTGAAGTAGACCCTGAGCCACATACATTCTTTGGTCGTAGTGTTGCAGACTTGCTTATGAATGACCAAGACTCTTCTACAGCTATGCTTAGAGGAATGATGGATAACGTAGCATTAACAAACTCACCAAGACAAGGTTATGTGCAAGGACAAGTTAATGTAGATGATTTAATGAACAATGAGATTGGTGGTCTTGTAAGAATGAAATCTCCTCAAGCCTTGGTAGATATTGCAACTCCTTTTGTCGCAGGTCAGGTATTAACTGCGATGCAATACATGGACGATGCTGTAGAAGCTAAATCAGGTGTAAGCAGAGCTTCTATGGGATTAGACCCTGATGCCTTACAAAATACCTCAGCTACTGCGGCTCGTCTCCAAGCACAACAAGGTTCAGCACAAATTGAAGTTATGGCAAGAAATATTGCTGAGGGAGGACTAAAACGTTTATTTAAGCTAATGTTACATCTATTAGTAGAAAATAGCTGTGAAGAGACTATGATGCGTTTACATGGTGAATTTCAGCCAATAGACCCACGTGTTTGG